GGGATAGCTTCTGCGATCCCTTGGCTTGTGAAAAGTGGTGATTAACCACTATTTTACTCGATCATCTCCACGACCATTCCAATACTACGGAATCGCGTGGTGTATACGACCTAACGGAGAAAGGCTCAATCATGTAATCAACACAATTGAGCGGTTCCATACCGCTTCTGCGAGGTTTATCGTTCGCAACGTCGCTCAGATACAGGCCGGGTGCTCTCTTGCTATCGCTCGTTTCCGAGAAATAGCGGAGTAGCATAGACCAACCTGGTAATGAACGTTTAACGTTGCGTGCCACAGGGATGCGTACGAAGTATTCGACCTTTTGCAGGTCCTTATTCACACGCCTTCTTCTGGGACGATGGGCCTCCGGCACTACATCGAGAGCTGGGACATTTAACATCATGTCTTTGCATGGAACTTCGCCGTACAGACGGCATATCCATTTAGTGATTTCATCACTAACTTCGGTGTAGCCTGACCGTCTAAACTCATTCGCATAGGCGATGTAAGATAGATAGGTCTTAGGTGATGGACGAGACGTCCACGGAGTGCGTACTCGCACTGGTGTAACAGAGGCGCCTTTGTAGGCGTCCATGCCGCACGACTCTCTAAAGAGTCCCGAGACACAGCTCTTGTCGTGGTTTATTGCTAAACCAAACGCTTCGAGCGTAGCAATCGCGTTCTGGGCTTGGTAGCCCGGTACGATTACGTCATCGCCGTATACGAGCATGCTTTGTTTTGCATGCGCGTCCTCACGGAACCGTGCAGTTAGCAAGGCCCAGATAGTTAACGCCATAACGGGGAAGCAAAGTGCTGACCCCATTGGTGCGTATTTATCTAGGTTTTGTAGTTGCCCTGACGGTAACATGGTACTCGTAGTCCTCACTGCCAAGAGATGCTCTAAGAGCGGCTCTGGAAACAGGAGACGAACCAAACCAACCGTAACCCTATCACTAGCCTCTTTTAGGTCTAGTGTCGCGTAGCGACCACCGATGCTCCCGATAAGGGCACCTCGGCGGTTGGGTTCCTGGTCAGTGAAGTGGACGTTATACCTCGTTAGAGGCTGCGTTTCCACATGTCTTACAATGGCTTCACCCAGTCCCTGTTGGATCCACTGGTTTTCCAGTGGTTCACAAGAGATCAGTCGAGGCCCGCGTGAATTCTTCGGAACGAGTATTACTCGCGCCGGATATTCACCTACAACAGGTATGGTTTCATACCTGACGCCTCCCCCATCCTTTTCGGGGTTGCGTACTGGGACGGCTATACGATCCATGCAGTCGGCTGAGAAGCCTGTGCCTGGAACGCTAGGACCTGTGAAACATGGGTCATCACTGACACCATCATCAGCTAGGTCTGTACGAGTATATTTACTATACCCGTATATTGTCCATAGTTTGTCAACGAGAGCACCACCACTTGCGAGAAAATAATCGCAAAAGGGGTACATCTCATCGATCCGAGGGTTAATACGCTTAAACATGAACTTTCCCCAAAGACGTTCTCCAGAGGAGACCGCTCCAGGGCCATGTTTAGGCACAATTGCCTTTGGATCGAAATGCTGGAACAACCTCATTAGGAGGCGTCGAGCATCGCGTATGACGTTCTTATACTCAGTCGGTATTACCGCTGCGTAGGCACGTCCGAATGTGACCGAAGGGTCCTCATCGGGCCGCTGGGGGTTGTACCCCCTAGAGGCGTCATAATCAAGGCTGTCGGCGACTGCGCCAAACAGCTTGTTGTAAGAAGAAATGTCGTTTTCAGTCTTGATAAACTGATCGACAACTTTCTGTTCTTCTTCGAGTGAATATGGGAGCTCAAGCTTGTAGAAAGTAAAGCAGAGCTGCCTGATACTAAGGACGCAGTCAACATCTGAATTCGGTAAAACCGTACCCTCAGGAGTAAACACGCGTTGAAACAGTTCCCGAAATAATAACGGGAGCTGGCAAGTAGGACTCTGCTTAACCCTCTCAACCATTTCTGGTTGACAGGGAGAGGAGAGACCAAACGCCTTGATGAAAGGGGCGTCTTCTTGACTCATCTGCGTTTGCTCAGCTAAGGCCCGATCAAGGGCCCTGCCAAGTGCGGGGAGGTGCTTTGTAAGCGCCTCCGTACCATTCAGCGCAATACCAGCTAGAACTATTTCTAGGTCTAGCAGCATTGCGGCGGGTGTATACACTGCGATGTGACGTTTCTGAACGTCGCGCAGCATGGATGTGATGATCGGAATATACCGATCCGTACTCTGTCGTGACTTATTCATGGTCATTTACGGAGCACAATCACCCAATACTCGCTTCGCACAACTAAACGCGTAACGGTCGCCCATTACTGGGCGACCGTCATCAAGCGTCGGTTACGGCACGATTGGAATTACAGGCATTTGAGACGACTTCGGATGTACCGATACGTCGTTAAGCTCAAATTTAGCCCTGCCAAGAGTGCAGCCACACACTAGGACCGCTACTACAAACAGGTAGCAGACAGCCTGGATAGTGTTAACCTTCGCGCGCGTTGAAGACTGTCGCATGGTTCCTTTGTAAGAATAGCACAACCCTGTGCTACCCCCATTTTATTGGGGAATGTTACACTGAACCATCGCGAGCAGCAGCGTGTCCGACGCCACCCCCAGCAAAGAGGAAAGTCGATCCCGTTCCATCAAGGAACGTGAAAGACCCGACCTCGGCTGCAAGGGTATTGACGGCGGAGTAGTCCGCGATATCCCCAACAGGGATATCGTAGACTATGGAGACCTTGATCTCCCGTTGCGCACCACTTACACCGACAATCTGTTGATTGCTGATGACGGCGGAGCGACGACGGGAATCTACGCCTGAACCAATCTCTTGGTGCGAAACCTTGAGATGGTTTTCGGCGTTTGGAGCTTCACCAGACTTCTGGAACTCCACGGTTCTCTCAGACGCGCGCCACCGGAGGAATTCTACTTCCGTTCCGGCAGCGTTCTTCACTTCGTTAGTTGTGAGGTTTGTAGGCAACATATGTGCATGACCGATTACGGGCTTTATGCCCCGGCAGTCGGCAGCCGTTGTTTATAGGCTAGAACGAACGACGCGTTAGCGCCAGTGCTCCAGCAAGACTGAACTCTTTTAAGTTCAGCCCACTCGACTCAATCGAGTAGCGGAGGTCAGGTACGTGAGGCTTTCGATAATATGCCTCTTCCCTGATCCTACCGAACGGTACTACTTGGCTACCCTCACCATGCGAGACAACTATATCTCGCACGATGTGATAACTGTAGCAATACCTACCGATGGATGTTACTGGTTCTATGTTTCTCGTTTTGAATTGATCAAGCCACCGGCTTACGCCGAATAGCCAATCAACTACAAACGACCACGGGATGGCGTTCCAAATGATAGCTGGGTTCCAATTGGCCCCCAACGCATCACCAAGAGCTGCCATCTTGAGGTAGTCCTCAGGGCCCCTGTATAACGGTATTTTGTACCGGTACTCAAGGGTAGCATAGAACATACGGATAGGATACGTGACCTCCCGTCGACCGTGGGTTTGGCTGTTCACAAATGAAGTGGACAGACTCGCCGTTCGGTCTTCGGTTTTAGTCGCGTACGTGTTATCCAGCGTGCACCTATAATGGGAACGCTGGAGCCTACCCTGGTTGGCGATGAGCCTTTTGAGCTCACTGTCAACCTCACGAATAGCGGAACGAATTCCCGCTATATCGCGCAGTAGTGGCGCGACGTTGAACTGCGCTTGCAGCCAACCGTCCGCCGATGCCTTCAGTATCGATCGTAAGGATGCAGCACTGACAGCCGTTTTCGACTTGCCAGTGAGGAGCTTTAGAGCTTGCTTCGAGATTGTGTACGCTTCTGTTAAGCGGCCACTAGCCTCGAAGGCTTCCTTGAAACGACCGTAACTACGTACCACAGTTTTAATGTCCTTTAGCTCATGAAGAGTGTTAAGGACAGACAACCGTGGCCGAATCCCCGGTAGCATCGCTCTCAGTGAGCGGTCTATCAGGAGTTCAGTAGACTTAATATCTGGGACGACAACACGCCGTCCAGAACTGTCTGCTACGTAGAGCAATGGAAGCCCTGTAAAGGGCGAATCCCATTGCCCGAAGGTACCAATCATACCAGTAGTGCTTGGATTACCGTAACGTGACCCGCCCCAACAATAGGGGCTTGTCACATAATCGATATTCCAGAAGCCGGCGGCGTGATTCGTGGGTGAAACCCACGTATCCGAGCCGTCGACGTACGGCCTCACCAAGTCAACAGTTTTCAAATAATGTTGACAGAGGTTAAAGCGCCGTATTCCCGATGTAGAATCCAGCCATTCAAGCCTACTTTCGTAGGCTGGGACTGAATCCTGCACAGGTGTTCCAGGGTAGTTCTCGCCAGTTGTTGACTTGCGAGCGTACGCTGTGAACGCCATTTGGGGCACTTGGGTGGTACGAGGTATGTTATCCATAAGAGAGGTCCTAATGAGTTATTAATTCATTATTTAGGGACCTATCGTCGGTGGAGTAGGAAGAATTCCCTACTTAAGGTGGTCAACCAACAGGGTTGAC